ATGAAAACCTACACAGTAATGATTATCGGAGAAAGCGGAAAATACGAAACGGTCGCAAAGAACGTAAGCGGCAAACTCGCAGGCGCAATTGCAAAGCACTACAGAGCAAACGGTGTATGGGTACAGACCAAGGAGGAAGACTAAGATGGAAACCAAGCAGAAAGACATCTTCAGAAGACTGAAAGCATACAGCCACGGCTACTACGCATACGCTACCGAGGACGAGAAGAAAGCCTACGACGCAAAGATAGAGGCACTCAAGGCAAGGATACTCACCGATGTGGAACATGCACCTGAAATCATAGCTGAGGAAATGGCTGCCCACTATGCTGAAACGTACAGAGAGCAAATGAAAGGCAACTATGTAAGGGTATTAAAATGCACCCCCGAATGGAAAGCAATCGACAACATACTCGGCGCACTCATAAGCGTAAAGGTGCTGAAGGGCATAGAGAGCAAATAATCAAGACAACAAACAACCGCTCGAAAGGGCGGTTTTATTATTTCAAACAAGGAGGGCAAATGGGATTATTCGGACGAAGTAGGGACGCACCAAGGCGTGAACGGCGCAACGCACCCAGCAAAGAAATGCAAGACTTTATAAGGGGCGTGGATGTGGATATGCTCGGCAACAGTAATAGCGGTGTGAGGGTTGACGAACTCAGAGCTATGCAAACCTCGGCGGTATATGCATGTGTAAAAATCCTTGCGGAAACGGTGGCAAGTCTGCCGCTGCATCTGTATAAAAAAGGCAAGGACGGAAAGAACGAATCGGCGGAACAGCATCCGCTGTTTTCTTGTCTTTACGAATTACCAAACGAGGAAATGACAAGTTTCGAGTTTCGTGAAACGATGATGACCTCGTTGCTTTTGTGGGGAAATGCATATGCAAGGAAAATCAAGAAGAACGGACACGTAACCGAGTTGTGGTACTTGAAACCACAGAATATGACGGTCGAGCGTGATACGCAAACGGGCAAGATTAAATACACGTATTCGGACGATATAACGAACCAAACCTATGTGTACCGCCCCGAGCAAGTATTTCATATTAAAGGTCTGTCATTAGACGGGGTAACGGGGTTGAGCCCTATTTCCCAAGCAAGGGAAGCGGTTGGTCTGTCTCTTGCTACAGAGGAATACGGGGCAAAATTCTTCGGCAACGGTGCAAGACCTGGCGGTGTGTTGGAACACCCCGGCATTCTTAAAGACCCCGAAAAGTTAAGGGAAAGCTGGAACAAAGTCTATCAAGGGACGCGGAATAGCCATAAGGTAGCAGTCCTTGAAGAAGGAATGAAATACCACACAATAGGCATAGCGCCCGAAGACGCACAGTTTCTTGAAACGAGGAAATATCAAGTCAACGAAATTTGTCGTATCTTTCGAGTTCCGCCGCACCTTGTGGGGGATTTGGAACGAGCAACGTTCAGTAACATTGAGCATCAGTCAATTGAATTTGTACAGCATACCATAAGACCCTGGCTGGTCAGATGGGAGCAGGAAATAAGCCGTTCACTCTTGGATGAGAAGGAACGGCTTTTGTATTTCGCCAAATTCAATGTGGACGGCTTAATGCGAGGCGATTACAAATCGAGAATGGAGGGCTATGCAGTAGGACGGCAAAATGGCTGGCTGTCTATAAACGACATTCGCCGTTTAGAGGATATGTCGCTCGTGCCTGCGGAGAATGGCGGAGATGAGTACCTTGTCAACGGCAACATGATAACGGCAAACCAGCCGACAGAAAACAAAGAAGGAGGTAGTAATGAAGGAAAGCAAAAGGGAACTGCGAATGCTCCCGATGAAGGAGCTTCGGATAGCGGAAAGTGAAAGCGGCGGCACGGTAATTGAAGGGCATGCGGCGGTGTTCGACAGTTGGAGTGAAACACTCGGCGGAATCTTCCCGTTTAAGGAGATCGTCCGTAAAGGCACATTTAACGAGAGTATCGGTAAAGACGATATCCGTGCGCTGTTTAACCACGACCCGAATTACGTACTCGGCAGAAACCGTGCGGGAACGCTTGAACTTGTGGAGGATGAAATCGGCTTGCGTGTGCGAATAACCCCGCCCGATACGAGCTGGGCAAAAGACATTCAGACGAGTATACGCAGGGGCGATATCACACAGATGTCAATAGGCTTCATAGTCGAGGAAGACGAGTGGTCAACGCAGGACGGTATGGACGTGCGAGAGATTCGCAAGGTCAAACTTTTCGACGTAAGTCCCGTAACGTTCCCTGCATACACGGCAACCGACGTCGGTGTCAGAGCTATGCAGGAATACGACGGATACAAAGCTGAACAGAGAAGTCAGGCGGAAGCGGCGGAGCAGGCGGCGGAAAGCGCAGCGAAGAAAGCCAAAGAGCAAGAAAAGCTCAAAAACTTAAAAACCAAATTCAAAAATATTTAAGGAGAAAATAATATGACGATGAAGAAAGTGCTTGAAATGAAAGCAAAAAGAGAAGACGCCAGGCTCAAAGCAATGGCGGTTTTGAACAAGGCAGAGGCGGAAGACAGATTCCTCACCGAAGACGAACAGAAAGAAATCGACGGTTATGAATCGGAGATCCGCTCGTGGGATGAAAGCATTACGAGAGCGGAGAGAATGCTGGCAATCGAACCCGAGGAAAGAACGGTAACTGAAAAGCCCGAGGTTAAGCCCGCACCTCAGAAACCCGAAGAAAAGAGATTCGGCACTCTCGGTGAACAGCTCCTTGCGGCTTACCGTGCGGCAATGCCCGGCGGACATACCGACGAGCGTCTTTCGACGAGAGCGGCAAGCGGTTTGAACGAAAGCACCCCCTCGGACGGCGGATTCCTCGTTCAGCAGGACTTCGTTAAGGAACTCTTAAAGCGCACCTACGAAACGGGCATCCTTGCCAGCAAGGTAAAGAAAATTCCCATCAGCACAAACGCCAACGGACTGAAAATCAACGCCGTGGACGAAGACAGCCGTGCAAACGGTTCGAGATGGGGAGGTGTTCAGACTTACTGGGAGGCGGAGGCTGACGAGCATACGGGCAGTAAACCCAAGTTCAGACAGATGGAACTTTCGCTCAAGAAACTCACGGGTCTGTGCTATGCAACCGACGAACTTTTACAGGATGCGGCGGCTCTCGAAGCGGTTATCCGTCAGGCATTTGCCGAAGAGTTCGGATTTAAGATGGACGACGCAATCCTGTCGGGTAGCGGCGAGGGTGAACCTCTCGGTATCTTGAACAGCGGTGCGCTGGTTAAGGTCGAGAAAGAAAAAGACCAGAAGGATATCATCACCGTTGAGAACCTCATCAAGATGTGGAACAGACTCTGGTCAAAGTCGAGAGCAAACGCCGTTTGGTATATCAACCAGGAAATCGAGCCGTATCTCTATACGCTTAAGCTCGGCGATAAGCCCGTTTACATTCCCGCTGGCGGTATTTCGGAAAAGCCTTACGGCACGATTTTCGGAAGGCCCGTCGTTCCCCTCGAACAGTGCAATGCCGCGGGCGAAGTTGGCGACATTATCTTGGCGGACGTCGGTCAGTATCTGCTCATCGATAAGGGCGGTATTAAGGCAGCAAGTTCCATACACGTAAGATTCCTTTACGACGAGAACGTGTTCCGTTTCATTTATCGTGTGGACGGCAAACCTATCTGGAACAAGCCTCTCGCACCTTATAAGGGCAAGGCGACCGTTTCGCCTTTCATTACCCTCGACAAACGCGGTTAAACCAAAAGGAGGCGATCGAGCGTGTTGACGTTGCAGGAAACAAAAGATTTTCTCCGCTTGGACGGTGACGACGAAGATGCGCTCGTCTCCTCGTTAATCATAACGGCGAAAGAGCTTATAGAAGAAACTCTGCGGTATAAACTCACGGAATTCGAGGAAATTCCCGAAACCGTGCATCAAGCAATGCTCATAGTAGTTGGAACGCTTTACGAAGAACGGCAAGTGGCAAAGGATAACAAGTCGGGCGTGGATATAAAGGAAACGCTCGACCTTGTCCGCCGCATGTTGTTCGCATATCGAAAGGGGGCGTTTTGATGAATATTGGTAAACTCAACCGCCGGGTGGAAATTCTGCAATTCTTCAAAGACCGTGATGAATACGGTGGCGAAATCGGCGAGTGGAAGACTGTTGCAAAGGTATGGGCGGCGATATCGCCCGTAAGCGGCACCGAGCAGATGTTCGCCCAGCAAGTAACGGCGGAAGCGGTAGTTAAAATTACAATCCGCTATTTGCCGTGGCTTGACGTAATGCACCGAATAATGTACGGGGGAAAGCTGTACGAAATAGTCGGCACTATGGATGCGGATACGGCGCATACCCAAACAATACTAAACTGCAAGGAGATGGTATCGAATGAGCTTCAGCGCAAAGCAGCGGAAAGTGAAAACGACGATAGAGGGCGCAAGTGCGATTGTAAAAGACCTTAAAGCAATGGACGATGCGGCGGCTCAAGTAATGATGCAAGGCGCAAAGGCAGGCGGAAAAATAGCGCTCGAAGACGCCAAGCGAAACTGCCCCGTGGATTCGGGCGCGTTAAAGCAGAGTCTGCATCTGACCGAAGGCAAAGCAACAAAGGTCAAAGCTACCGTACAAGTGGACTATGATAAGTCCTTAAAGTACGGCACTCACGTCGAGCTTGGGGCAAGGGGCAGACCTGCGAACCCGTTTCTGCGGAACGCCGTGGACGATAACCAAAACCAAATCAATGCGGCAATAGTGGCAGAGATATCAAAGGCGGTGGGGCGCAAAATATGAAGGATATATGCCAGGCTCTGTATGAGTATCTATCAGCGGATGCGGAAATTAAAAACCGTGTTAGAGGGCGCATATATCCCATCGTATTGCCCCAAAACGCACCTTTACCAGCCATTGTATATTCGCCCGTGCTTGCCAACTATGATTCGGCATTGCAAGGCGATACGGGCTTTGTAAGGCAGACGGTGCAGTTCGTTTCGCACGATACAACCTACAAGAAAACGAGAGAACTATCAAGGCTAATAAAGAAAGCCTTACAAGATTATCAGGGTGACATGAACGGCTTGTTAATCCAAGCCGTTTTTGTTAAGTCTGATTACGAATATAACGGAAACACAGCGCTCAAATTCGATACCGAAGAATATATGTCCAGCATCGAGTTTGAGTTTTATTTCAATGAAAAATAACAGGAGGAACTGAAATGGCGGTAGCAGGTAAAGGCGGAAAGGTCGTCATCGGCGACGGCGCAGCGAAGAAGGTGGTCGGCATCAAAAGCTGGTCGCTGGAATTGTCGTTGGATACTTTGGAAACCACAGCACTTGGCGACGATTGGAAGAACTATATTACGGGGTTAAAGGAATGGTCTGCATCCTCCGAGGGTGACTATGAAGTACCCGTAGACGAAGAAGGTCAGGCGGCTTTGCAGTCGGCGTTTTTGAACGGAACGACGGTGGTCGTCAAGCTATATGTAGACGGAAAAAACTATTATATGGGCGAGGCTTACATAAACAGCCTTTCCATTGAAGACCCCGTGGACGACGTTGTGTCAATCAGTATCGAGTTTACGGGAACGGGTGCGCTCTCCTTTGAAAAGGGCGAATAAAGATAAGGGAGAAAAACAATGAAGAAAGGCGTAGCAATTACTCTGGACAGACCCAGAACCTTGCGTTACGGAATGAACGCACTTGCAAAAATCGAAGACCTTACGGGCAAGTCGCTGTTGGCGTTTGACTTAAACAACGTCGGCGTCAAAGACTTGCTTGTCATTATCTATTGCGGTCTGTGCCACGAAGACAAAAACCTCACCATTGAACAGGTGGGTGACTTAATAGACGAATACTCAACCATATCCGAGATTGCAGAAAAGCTTGGCGAAGCTCTGACCGTTGCATTCGGTGCAGACGCACTTGATAAGGGCGACAACTCGGGGGAAAAGTAACCGCCGCTATTGACTTGTCGGCTTTATGCGATAAAGCGGTGGTTGTTTTTGGGGTCGACCCGTTGACGGTCGGGGAATATACCCCGTATGAACTAAAACTTATAGCTAAACAAACACAGCACCGTGAGCAAACGGAATTCGAAAATATCCTCTGCCTTGCATGGCACACGGAAGCATTCGCCCGGCAGAAAAAACTGCCGAGCTTGAAGAAACTGTTGAAAGATGCACGCAAAAAGCCGACGAGCAAACCAAGCAAAGGCGACGCCATTCTGAAAGCGATGGCGGCGGAGAAAGGTGTAATTATAAAGTAAGGGAGGTGAAGGTGTGGCGGTAATAAGAAACCTTGTCGTAAAAATCGCAGCGGACATATCTTCGCTCTCGAAAGGGCTACAAGACGCACAAAAGAAAATTCAAAAGGTGTCTACGGCGTTCACAAAAGCGGGAACAAAACTTACGGCAAGCATAACCGCCCCGATATTAGCGCTCGGCACGGCTGCGGTGAACGTATCGCAGCAGTTCGAACAGAGTATGGCGAATGCGGCGTCGGTCGCAGGCGCAACGGGCGAAGATTTTGCAAGAATGACCGCCCTTGCCAGAGAGATGGGTTCAAAGACCGTGTTCTCCGCAAGCCAGGCGGCGGATGCGCTTTACTATATGGCGTCGGCGGGCTACAAAGTAGACCAAATGGCGGATTCCATACAAGCAACTCTGAACCTTGCCTCGGCAACGCAGAGCGACCTTGCATTCACCACAGACACGGTTATCTCAACGTTAAACCAGTTCGGGTTGGAAGCTAACCAAGCGGAACGTGTAACAAACGTGTTTGCGGCGGCAATCGGCAATTCGATGGCGAATATGGATAAGCTCTCAAACTCAATGGGTTATGTCGGACCTGTCGCTAACAGCTTGGGCTACTCAATAGAAGAAACTACGGGTGCGCTTGCTGTGCTGTACAACGCAGGCTATGACGGATCTACTGCGGGTACTGCGCTAAGGCAATCGCTTGTGTCGTTAATGAACCCGTCCACGGCTGCGCTCGGCGTGTTTGAGGAATTGGGACTGACATATGACGAGGTTAATCCCGCAACAAACGACCTTGCAACTATAATAGACAGACTCGGTGCCGCAGGAATGGACACCTCTCAGGCAATGAAGGTATTCGGTGCGAGAGCGGGCCCCGGAATGCTTGCCTTGCTGTCTGCGGGGGGCGATGCGGTCAGGGATATGACGGCGTCAATCACGGGAACAAATAAGGCAACCGAAATGGCAGAAGTCCAGCTCAATACCTTGCAAGGGCAAGTGAAGATACTTAAATCAGAGCTTGAAGAAATCGCCATATCGTTTGGTGACGTGCTGATTCCTATCATAAGACAGTTCATCCAAAAGTACATTTCACCGCTGACGGCGAAGTTGATGGGGCTGTCAATGGGAACGAAAAAGAACATAGTAACCATAGCACTCTTGGCGGCGGCAATTGGGCCGCTTTTATTAGTCGTGGGAAAACTTATTGGCAGTATTGGAACAATTATGAAAATCGGGTCGTTGCTGTTTTCAAAGGTCGGCTTAATTATTGCCGCTGTCGCAGCGGTGGTCGGTGTCGTTCTCTACCTGTGGAAAACGAACGAAGACTTCCGAAACGCAGTATTGCGGATATGGGAGAAAATAAAATCAAAGATACTCGCTGTTGCCGAAACAATCAAAGCTTGGTGGGCGCAGAACGGTGAGAAGATTATAAACGCAGTAAAGAAAGCCATTGAGATTGTATGGAACGTGGTGAAAGCCAAGTTCAACCTGATGCTGAAGATAGCAAAAAAGGTATGGCCGTATATCAAGATGATAGTCATAGATACGGTAAATGCAATCAAGACCTTTTGGGAAAAGAACGGCGAAAAGATTTGGAATACGGTAAAGACCATATTCACGAACATATGGATGTGCGTAAAAAGTGCATTCGCCATAATTAAGGAATCGCTTAATAAGTTCTTCTCCTATGTGAAACCGATATGGGAAAAACTAAAAACGCTGTTCGCCTCGTTGTGGGATACGATATGTGAATTATACGAAACGCTGAAACCTATTTTCGAGTTAATCGGCGGATTAGTTATGACCTTATGGGGGATTGTGTCCAGCGTACTCGGCGCAATCATCGATGCGCTCGGGCCGTTCTTAATGGCAGTAATCGACGTGGCAAACGCAATACTCGATATTATCAAAATCGTATGTGCGCTGCTTCGCGGGGATTGGTCGGCGGCTTGGGAATATATGCAGAGTTTCGCAAGCAATATATGGTCGGGAATCAAAAACATATTCCTCGGTATTTGGGAATTTATCAAGGGCTTCGGCGAGAACATCTGCTCGTTCTTCGGCAGCGTCGGAGATACGATAGGTAACATTTTCAAAAGCGTATGGGAAGGAATCAGCGGTTTCTTTACAAAGATATGGGACGGAATAAAAAACGTCTGCGGCGGAATTTGGGACAGCATAACGGGCGTGTTCGGCAAGATAAAGGAATTCTTTACGGGGCAAAGCGGCGAGGCAACGTCTTGGGGGTCTAACTTAATCTCGAACATCACGGGCGGAATTAAAAAGGCTGGCAAGTGGGTAGTAGACGGAGTCAAAAGCGTCGGCAAATCGATTGCCAACTTTCTCGGTTTCGGTTCGCCGACAAAGAAAGGTCCAGGTCATACAGCAGACGAGTGGATACCGAACCTCTTGAATATGATGGCGAACGACATGTATGAAAACATCCCGATGATGGAAAGGGCTGCTCTCGAAGTAGCGAGTACGCTCGTGTTAACCGCATCGCCAAACAGAGCAATGGTAGGCGTGGGGTCAAGTCCTAACGGCGACCTGTTAAATGGACTACTGCAAGGAATGGCAGCAATGAACGGATTGGGCGGAGGTGAAGATAAGGAAATCGTTATGCAAGTTGACGGTCAAACTCTTGCACGGGTTATGATGCCGAAGCTCACAAAAGAATACAAGCGCAACGGCGTAAAACTGACGGAGGAGTAGGATGGAGTTTTTTAAGATAAACGGCAAATCGATTAAAGCACCAACGGAAATCTCGATATCCTATGAAGAACTCGACAAGGCAGAGCGGACTGTTGACGGAACGATGGTAGTAGATATTGTTGGAACGAAACGCAGAGTGGATGTAAGCTGGGAATATCTATCGACAGATGATATGGCTGTGCTTGCAAATGCCGTTAAAGGCGGCATATTCACGGGTGTATCGTTCCATGACAATGCTACGGGCAACCTTATAAGCATTACGGCGAGGGCGGAAGGCTTGGCGTATCTACCGCAATATAACTGGTCGAAGGGCAAGCTGATATGGAAAAGCGTAGCGGTAGCATTTAGGGAGAGATAGCGATGAAATATTCGGATAATCCCCGTAAGGTTTACGGCAAAGTCGAGATTGTATATGCGGATGAGGAACTGAGCCGTGATGTAAAGGTTTCGGTCAGTGCCAACTCTGAAATCAGCCATCCTGCCGAAGTTTATAAGCCACCGTATAAACCAACGGTTAAAGCTTGTACAATGGACGGCAACTCTACCATGGACGGCACATTCCAGATGATGTCGGACGACCTCGTCGTTGGGTGGTGGAGTGGAAAACTCGCAGATAGTACGGGGGCATTTGCAAATAAGCCATACATAGAGCTGTCATTTGGTATGCGCCCGATAATCTATTGGCGAGTCATCGGCGATGAGAAACTCAACCAATATCCCGTTGACTTTACGTTGCAGTATAAGAGAAACGGTACGGTAGCTAAGTGTGTACTCTTGAAGGATGCTGAGCAAAAAATAAGATTGCAACCTTGCGTGGGTATCGGTAAGGTTGCAACCATCAATGTAATCTTGAATTCTTAA